AGCAATCTCCGGCATTCCGTGATGTAGTCAGAGAGTACCATTTGATCCTCATGATGTTATGCGGCTTTTTGGACAACGCCAGCCCTACGCTTTTGAGGCACAGGGACTGGCTTTGCGTCAACCACGGGGGATAGAACGTGGAGATTGGGACGAGAAGAAGAGAAGCTAAATGAATTCAATCTCTCAAGAGCTTTATCAAATTCACCGCTGTGCTTCATCCATCCAAGTCGTTGAAGATAGGGGACTTTGTTGTCATCCCCATATCCAAATATGTGATTACAAACAACAGGCGCAATTTCTACTGGGACTCCAATAGGAAACAAAATCCGTTTGCCATCAAAGCCGTCTTCCAGTTCGTGTTGACTGTTATTTGTTGCCCACATGTTATGCAGTCAGAATATCGCCGTAGATGTACAGATCAACCGTAGCTGCCGCACCTTGCGCTGTACCTACGTTGATGTACAAGTACGCTTGAGAAAATGCGTTTGTAGACGCAATGCTCAAGTCTTGTACAACAGCAGAAGATGCAAGAGAAGGAGTGACAGCAGTCACGATTGCAGTACCACCTGCTGACGCTGCCGTTTGCACGGTGAAGCGAGCAGTCGTTGGATTGATCGAACCATTGGTCATCGCAATGGCACGAATCCGAAACTTGGTTGGAGTGTCGGCAAATGCAACAAACGTATCGCCTGTTGCATTCAAATTCAACGCAGGAACTACAGCCAGCAGAATGCTTCCAAATTGACTGGGCAGTTTGTTTGCAACTCTAGATGAGGCCATAGTTATTCCTTAGACGGTTTGTAAGTACACAGTGTCGGACACGCCACCAAATGTGTTTGCCACCGTACCTGTGGTTGTACCAAACGCTGCTGATGTAGGCACAACACCTGTGTAAGCAGAGGCTACTTGGAACAAACCTTGATCAGTTAATGTAGCCGCCCAAGCTGTAGTAGATGAGCAAGTTACATAGCCAGTTGCGGGGCGAGGAACAAATACACCAGTGTTGATCGCTGGGTTGGTCAACACAGATGTACCAGCAGTCACGTTGGATGTTGCAACAAACGGTGCGGTTGCAGCGTTGGTATAACCAGTACCGCCGGTGGTGGCAGAGGTCAACATGCTGAAACACATCACAGCAGTTGCTGCGGTTGTGGATGCTGGGCTGAAACTGATTGTTGGTACAGAAGTCATACCAGCGCCGTTGTTGGCGATAGTGATTGCGGTAACAGTACCAGAGCCGACCAATGTTGAGTTAACAGTCAACACTGCGCCAGTACCGGTGGTGTCGCCATTGGCGTTGACCACAGTAATGGTTGGTGCGGCTGTGTAACCAGCGCCTTGGTTGGTAACGGTCACTGCGTTAATTGCGCCACTAGAGATGGTGCAAGTTGCAGTAGCTTGTACGCCACCAGCAGGAGGAGCAGAGATCACCAGAATAGGTGCTTTAGTGTAGTTGCTACCGGCTGTAGTGATAGTCACTGTGGTGTTGATAGCACCACCAACAATCACGTTACCAGTTGCCAACACTGTGCCGCTACCTGCTGTGAATGTGCAAGTAGGAGAAGCAGCAGTACCCAAGCCTGTACCAGCGGGGTAGATTCCGTTGGTGTAGCCAGAACCGGCTGTTGTGATCACAGCGCCAACAACTGTACTGGTCATGTTAATCAAACGGACGTTGAATCCATCTGAAGAAAGCAAGACAGGAGCAGATTGTGTGGATGCTTCTACAAAGCGCCAGATTTGAGATACGCCATCCCATTGTTGGATAGCAGTGTATGGGCCAAGGTGAGCAGAGTACTGACCACTTGGAACAGTGTAGACCGCACCAGCGGGAAGATTGATTGGGGTATTAGGCCAGTTAGTGCCACGTACACCAAAACCGATTTGATTGAACATTTAATTTTCTCCTTAGATGGTCAGTGAGTTGTAGCCGGTGACTTTAGTCATGGCTTTAGGCTTAGTCACTACCAGTTCAGCAATGGTCAGCACAGCGCCAACATAACCAACTTGGAAGTTTGCCAAAGTAGACTCAAAGCCTGTGAAGGCAAATGAACCTTGCTCATGGATGTACAGACTCATGTAGTTGCTGTTGAGCAAATACACTGTACCTTCTGGGCAGTAAGGATCGGGATAGATAGGAACGCCAGCAACCATCAAGGCACGGAAACCAGATTGAGGACCGTCTGAATCGTTGTCAAAGCCAATACCTTTTCCTGGGGTGATGACGTATGACTCTTGACCAACGTAGTCTTGTGCCAACAGTGTCCATGTACCAAAGCCGCAAACACCGAATGTTGGAACTTCAGCAGCATTCTTGACAGTACCAGAGATGTACTGCAACAAGTTTTGGCGAGTTGGGTTAACAGAACCGGCAGCATACAGCTTGGATTTCCACCAAGTGTTTGATGTACGGTTGATGTTGCCGTATGTGGCCAAGGTTGTACCGTCATCCACAGCACCAGGCAAGCCGATGAACTGTTGGGTGTTGGTTGTGTTGCTGTACAGGGCAGTGGCCATGCTGTCCATCATGCTGTTTGTAGCATCGTTCATACGAGCTTCAATCAACGGGATGACTGCATAGTCTTGTTGCACAGCGCCTTCCATACCGAGGAACGGCACGGGGGCGATCATGAGTTTCAAGTTGAACTCGGCATTTGTCACGCCGACCTGAACGGAAGGCTGGGCAAAAGAGCCAGAGTAGTCAGACCACTGTGAAGTGATCATTTGTGAACCCTGCACAGGGGCGGTCACAGAGGACACACCACCAGATGCTTGTTGTGAGTTGCTCAGAAGAGCAGCCAACAGGGGCGTTGAGTTGTACAGTTGCACAACCAACTTAGGAATGAACGCTCTACGGGTTACGTATGAGAGTTCGGTGTACTGGCTACTGCCAGTGCTTGGAATGATACCGCCGCCAATAGCCATTTAAGACTCCTAAAAAAATCCCCTGTTTACCAAATTACCTTACAGACCAATTGGCCTGACGGGTTTACGAATTTCGCTCATCGCCTGTGCTGCTACATCCCGTGCTGCTTGAATAGGATTCTTGTGAAATGCCTTTAAATCAAACTGCCTCATTGGATTGGGATTGTAGCCACTTGGTGTTGGTACTGCCGCTTGTTTCATAAAATTATGATACTCAGCCGCAGTTTCGTGATCAACAATGTTCTTTTCCAACATTATTTTCTCAACTTGCTGGATTTCGGAACGGCTTTGAACCAGTCCCTTGTCCATCAAGTTTTTACGCCTGTTTTCAAGATCGTTGATTGAGTCTTTCTCTTGCAACTTTGCTTCTAAAGATGCGACTCTCGCTTCGGCTTGTTGCAGAGCTTTGTTTGTGCGTTCTTCAATCTCCAACTCAGGCATGGCAACATCAGGCCGTACTTGTCTTGTTAATTGCAAAAATGCTGAACGTGTAGATGGATTTTGATTCAACTGGTAAGCCAGTTTTGCCATTTCACGATCTTCGTAAGACATATCTTCTAAACTCATAGCTATCCCCAGGTTAGTTAATAACGGCGTGTGCGACCGGAGTCACGCTTTTGTTTTGCTTTGTATGGAGTTCTCATACTCAGATGACTTTCTTAGTGCCGCCTGGTTTTTCCAGTGACATTTTGTTTTTGTACATCTGAGATTGAATGGCAGAACCGTCTTTACCGCCACCGAATTGTGAGAAACGTGGTGGGTTAAACATCTGACCATTTTGCATGTTGTTGTCAGTGGGTTTACGGATTGGCAAAGAGCCACGGGGTTTCAAAATATCCATTTGGATTCCTTACATTGGAAGTGGAGGTTGTTGCATACCAGGCATGGGTGCTTGGGCGATGCTGCGTTGCTCAGGTGAAGCGCCACCTGCTTGCGGCAGGGTTTGTATCATCTGAAGAATTTCTGCTGGCATGAGTTCTCGATTTTTGGCTTCACGTTTGCCAAACATCTTATGCAAAGAGGCCAGAGACTTCATGATCTGCTGGCCTTCTTCGGATTCACTACCCAACGCTGGGAGGGATTGTTCTAATAAATCCATCGCCATTTGGATATTGATGTTTGCTGCGGCCTTGCTCCCCATCTTTGGCTCAGGGGTAGACATAGGAGAAGCCATAGGAGGTGTTGATGAATCAGGACCAGCACCGGCACTGGCTGGCGCAGGAATATCAGTATTCTCAGGAGCTTGTCCTTGTTGAATCAATTCCATCATCTTTTCCATTGGCATAACACATCCTTTGTTGATAAGTGGTTGTTAGTTAGCATCCAACAACCAATGATGGGTGGTAAATCCACGCAAGATTAAGGTTTAACCCTTAATTACTTACGCTTAGATTTACGCATACCTTTGCGTGATTTGCGTGCCATGTTACTGACTCCTTATCAGCGGCCACATTTAAACGGGAATGCAGCCATACCCTATCCGGTTCCCCGAATTCAATCTCTCTTTGCAGAACGAGCATCACGTTTTTGTGATGATCCACTCACATTACTGCGTTTATACGACATTTGTTCTTTTCTTGCAACATCTTTCGATCCAATGTATCTTGGCTCGTTGTTTGGGTTTGTCACCCGTGCGGTCATGTTTTGGTCTGTTGCCATCATTGTCCCTTCGGTGCTTCGGGTTTACCCTGTGGTTGTTGCTCAGGTGGAGGCTGCATAGCGGCTTTCTTCTCAGCCTTTTCCAGATCATCTTTGAGCAATTGTTTCATAGGTGGGTCAACCAAGTCAATCAGACGTTTCTTATCAATGACTTTTGCTTCAAATAATTTGAATGCTAAGTCTCGGCTGTCTTCCATGAAGATGGGGCTGTTAGAGTGAGCATCGACCTTGACCACGTAGTCGTTGGTGAATTGCTCGGCAATAAAAGCCATACCGTTTTCGTCTGTGAACTTGGTATCGTCATACGCTTGCATGAGTTTCAAGTACAGGGTGGCTAACTTTTCCAGACTGTCTTCAATGATCAGCGCACGTTTCTTGGCACGACTTGAACCGAGTCTGGCCAACTGGGAAGCGTGTCCGGCAGAACGAACACCGGTTTCACCACGACCCTGCAAGACAGAAGATATGCCAGACGCTTCAGCGAACATGGCATCTATCTCGGCAATTTCTTTAAATAAGTCTTCCGGCATTTTGGGGGCAAGTTCTTCGACTTTGCCGCCAGGGGTGTCCGACATAATGAATGATGAGGGAGAGTTAAGAGCAAATGCTTTCTCATCTGTGATCCCCATAAAACCAGAGAACGCTTTGGGAGGGTTGACTTGTTTGGCCAACAGCATTGAGATTTCACCCACACGCTTGGTTCTAAGTTGTTGCAGATAAATCAGTTTCTCAACTTCGGACTGACCCCAGAAATAATCGTACAAAGGGTTAGGGCTGATCTGAACAAATGGGCATTCGCCCTTTAGGAACATGGACTCACCGGTGCGGTCATAGATGATCACATCTGGGTTTGCCATAGTGACCACTTGGTAGTCTGATGTTTCATCATTCCAGACCCACATCTCAACCATCTCAATAACTTCTTCGCCAACAACAGCTTGGTAGCGTTGCATGCTCTCAAGAGACAAAGACACATTACCTAAGACGTTGGGTGTAGTTTGGGAGAAAGCCAAGCGGTTCATGGCGCTAGGCATTTCTTCTTGAGGAGGTGGTCCAGAAAAAATATTCTTGAGAATTACGTCACGTTGGGGGTGGCTGTACAAACGGGTGTACAGCTCACTCTTGGTCATGTAGTACTTGTGGCAAATGGCTTCTTGTTGATCGGTGTAGGGGCGATCTTCTCGCAACACGCCAACAGTGCCAGGCTCAATGACGTAGGGTTGGATGCTACCGTTCTTGCCCATGACCACTTTGACAAACGTGGAGTTGTAAACCAGTGACCAGTTGATGGCGGTGGAGAACACTTGGTCAGTGTTGCTATTGAGCCACTCATCATTCAAAGCACGGGTCAGAACAGGAATCTTTGTGTGTTCTGTTTTGTCAACGGATGCGCCGATATTGATACTGAATCTTGTTGTTTCAGATGAGTACAGGAAAGAATTCAGTTGATCAATATGCGGCGCAATCTTATTGTACAGAGCAGGGGGATCGTCTGGGGCTGCGCCAAACAGGAAAAAACATTTCAGAATGTTGTATTGATTTTTGCGTTGGTCAACCGACACCAGACACTTTTTCATCAGGTCGATGTAAAACTCTTCCCGTGCTGCATGGGCCGAAGGTATACGCATAATTTATTTCATTTCTGAATGGACAAGTTTTCGTGATCATGCTGAACGACAGAAGGCTTCAGCGAATTGAGTCTACCAGTATCCCTAGCTAATTGTAGACCGTTAACTGACTCATCTGCAATAGGGGCGGTGTTGTAGCCAGAAATTTGTCTTGGGTCGCCCCACTGCACGGCAAATGGGTTTTGCTGGCGCTGTTGTTGGCCAAACCGTGCCGGTTGCGCTTCTCCTTCCCGAACAGACTTAATATCTGACATGCCGTACTCTTTGGCCAAGCCTTGCAGGGTAGAGTCAGCGTGTTTGGTGGAGTCTGATTTAAGCCCAACCGGTTGCAAGAAGACTTTGACCACGGCTTCACCGTCACAACCCTTGGGACATTTGGCTTCCCAAGCCTCAAAATACCCGTGTGCCAAGCACTTATAGTCATCTAATACTGCCATTTCATTCCCCATTTAGGTCACGTTGTGAATAATCTCGCCGGTTGACCATACCGATGCGTAGACCAATCTTGCCATTTTTCATCTGTAAACCCATAGATGGCGCAATAAATGGCTCTGCCACTTTACGATAATCTACAAATGTTGTGTTATCTCTACGCTTCATGGTACGTACTAACCCTTGTTTCCAAGCCTCATACCCCTTGTTTACCCTGATTTGCACGGTTTCAGTGAGTGGTTTTTCTTCATATAGGAAGACATCCCGCATGTGCCACATGTCTACACCGCAGAGTTGGGCAAACATCTTGTGGGAGATGCCACGATCTGGGTCTTTCAAGAACTTCTTGACTTGACGGATGAGTTCGCATTTGGTCAGACTCATTGGCGCATTCCAATCTTGGCCAAGTAATTGGCAGCCACTTTGCCCACATACAGGTCTTGTGCCGGCAGTTCAGCGTCCTTGGCTTGCTTCTCACGGGTGATGTAATTGGTGATCAAGCGGGGCTGTACTTGCTCTGCCCAAGCCACAGTCGCCAGTGCGGATGCAATCACCCTATCGTCTTTAGACCGCCCTGGCGCACCAAGGAAGCCATCTTCACGCACGATGGTCTTCATCTCTTCAAGTAAGTCCATGCTGTAGACGTTCATCATGCCACGCTCAAAGAAGTCCTTCATATAGTTCATCATGCGTTCTTTGGTTTGGCTAGTAGTCATGAAGCCGATACTGTTGGACAAGCCACCCATGTTGTCGAGTTTGCGCCAGATGTAGTTTTGCATACTGCCCAACACATCCCGCAAGTCTTTACCCATTTGATTACCCATAGAGGTCGCCAGTGCTCTGAGTCTTCTGATCTCAGCAATGACGTTTTGCCCTGGGCCATTGACTTCCACGTTCAGTGTGGAGTTTTTGTAAGCGCCAGCCAAGTGTGCAATCACCCAAGCGAATTGGTAGGTGTTCATTTCAGCGGTTGCAAACTCAGCCACTTGGTCTAGACCATCAGCGTAGCAACGGTAGACTTGGATGCAGAATCTGTCTGCCCAATCACTACTTCCGTAAGCAGGGTCAGCACCGATGACGTAGTAGCCTTTATCGTCAGGCTCTTCCCAGATACGCAGAGTACCAAGTCGTTCTGTTGAACGCAACACTTGGGTGTCTTGGAAGTGTTGGCCAAAGGTATAGCGATAACAATCGGGTACGGTCTTCTTGGCAATCTTGGCGGCTTCAGTGCAGCGGCTGTTTGAGAAGAAGGATGTGCCGGTCATCACAAAGGCATAGTCCTCAGTGGGTGGGAACTCTTGGTACATCAGGGATTCGTCCTTGATGCCTTCAGCCATCTTCCATCGCCACCACGCCATCTGGCGGGAGTTGACTTCAAAGCCGTACAGCTTCTT